CACAACTGTCAAAAGTGCCTACAAGAAAACATCACAACATCATACCAAGTTCTTTGAAGACATCCATACCAAGAAACGAGTAGAGGAACTAATACGTTCAGGTAAGGACATCAAGATGGTGCGTAAGGCATTTCCTGAATTGAACGATGATGAATTTGATATGGCGGTGGAATCGGTTAAGGATAATATAAGCGTGACTGATTTTTGGGAATATACGGCTAAGGGAAATGTAGTAGTTCAGCACCATAAGTTTAAAGGATTCTTACAAGAACATAACTTTTACAAGTACTATCCTTCCAATGCTGGGTTTATTTTTATCAATATTTTTGAGAACCTTATCGAAGAAACTAACAAGGATAAGATTAAAGACTTCGTATTACACCATCTTGAGAATGCTGAAAATATTGGAATGAAGCCTTTTGATTTTATGGCAGGAAATACCAAGTTTTTCACTTATGATTACTTATCATTTTTGAACACAAAAGATGTCACATTACTTGAAGATACACAAGAAGAAGCATATTTGTATTACTTAAACAAAGTGGTAAGGGTATCAAAAACCAATGTTGAAGAAATTGATTATATTGATTCAGGTGGATATGTTTGGAAGAATCAAATCATTCAGCGTGAATACAAGAAAGCCGATAGTAGTGGGTGTGTTTATGAAAGATTTATACACTTAGTCGCAGGAAGCGATAACGAACGATTTAAGAGCATTAAGTCGGTTATTGGGTACTTACTTCACTCGTTCAAAACAAGCGCAAATAACAAGGCTATAATTCTAAATGACGAGACTATCAGCGACACACCGAATGGAGGTAGTGGGAAGGGGTTATTTAGTAATGCAATCAGCAAGATGAAGAAGTTGAATAGTTTGGATGGTAAGATATTCAGTTTTAACGACCAATTTAAATATCAAACAATTTCAACAGATACTCAAGTATTGGTATTCGATGATGTCAAGAAACACTTTGACTTTGAAAGTTTATTTAGCCTTATCACGGAAGGCATTACCATTGAACGTAAAGGTCAATTAGCAATCAAATTACCTGTAAACAAATCACCAAAGATTCTTATCAACACAAACTATACAATCGGTGGTGCGGGTGGTTCGTTTGATAGGCGAAAATTTGAGGTTGAATTTAGTAGTCATTTCAATGCGAATCATACACCATTGCAGGAATTTAAACACTTATTATTTGATGAATGGTCGGAGGAAGAATGGTCAAAGTTTGATAACTTTATGATTGGTTGCGTTCAATTCTATTTTGAGAATGGATTGATAATATCAGAGTTCAAGAATTTAGAAGTTAGGAAGTTCATAAGCAAGACATCAAACGAGTTCTATGAATACACTTTGGATGCTGAAAATATGCCATCAAACACAAGGATATATTCTAAAAAGTTCTTTGAAGATATTATTGAAGAATATGTTGATTTAAAGAAGTGGTTAAGTCAAAAGAAGTTAAAGATGTGGGTTGACCAGTATGCAATGTTTTATGGAAAGAAGATAGTATTTGATAAAGACCACATTGGTCGATACTTTGAAATCAAAACAAATAACAATGAATTTACAGCCGACCCAATCATACAAGACATCGAGTTCTAAAATTCAAGAATTATGCCAACAAGCAAAACGATTATCTTGCGTCACACGAAAACATTTGACCTCGTCACAACGGAAGGATTTAATCTCACTCAAGACCGACAAGATGAACCGCCTAGAAGCGGAACAGGTGAATACACGATACCAACAACACTTAACGCAATGTCGCAACGAAACGAAAACCTTATAAAACTTATAGTCCAGTTAGGATTAACATTAGAGATATGAAAGTACTAAATTTATACGCTTGTTTAGGTGGCAATCGTTACAAGTGGGATGAAGTTGCAAATATTGAAGTAACGGCAATAGAACTTGACCCAGAAGCAGCAAGGCTTTATAAAGAGAGATTTCCGAATGATAATGTAATTGTAGCAGATGCACACCAATACTTATTAGACCACTTTAAAGAGTTTGATTTTATTTGGAGTTCGCCACCTTGCCCAAGCCATAGCAAAGTAAGAATAAGTCAAAAAAATAGAGAAACTTTTAAATTCATTTATCCAGATATGAAATTGTATGAAGAAGTTATTTTCTTAGATAATTTCTTTGATGGTAAATATGTAGTTGAAAATGTAACACCCTACTATGAGCCATTAATACCAGCAAAAAAAAGAGGTAGACATTTATATTGGACTAATTTTAATTTGCCGAATGATTTAAAAGAAAGAAAACTTGATGGAACTTTGACAAATATGGTTGATGAAATTGGAACATTATCTAAATTTCACGATTACGATTTTAGAAAATATAAAGGAGAACAAAGCACTACTAAAATGGCTCGTAATCTTGTTGATTATGAAGCAGGTAAAACAATATTTGCAACTGCTTTAGGAATAATGATACAATCTAACACTACTCAACAACAACTATTCTAATGACAAGACAAGAAAAACAACGAATCATCCAAGCTAAACAACGATACTCAAGAGCCAAGTATCCAAGCATTACACCTCAACAAGATAGCTTTGACCATTACGGAAGAACCGATACAACCGCTAATGGATTAACCGCTTGTGTGTGCGATTATCTCAAGTACGAAGGACACCAAGCGGAGAGGGTAAGTAATCAAGGTCAAGCAAGAGTTAACAAGGTCATAGATGGCTTAACAGGACAACAAATAGGCAATCGTACACAAGGTGTAACCTTCACTCCTGGTCAAGGAACACGAGGCACGGCTGATATCCATTCAACCATCGGAGTTATGATAGGTGGACATAAGGTAGGTATATCGGTAAAGATTGAGATTAAGATGAAGGACAAGCAATCGAAAGCGCAAAAGAAGTATCAGAAAAGCATAACGGCATCAGGTGGTGTCTATGTAATTGTTCATTCGATGGAAGAGTTTTTTAAGTTCTATGATAACCTATTAAATAAGTATCAATAATTAATTAAGTTCCATATATTTGCACAATAGAACATACATACTATGAGTAAACCAATACACAACGAACGTAACGCAGGACGGAAACCAATGTATAATGAGCCATCAACTAAGAGCAAGAGTTATACGATACCTGCGAGTAAGATGCAAGACTTTGATGAATATGCCAAGCGAAAGATTAAGGAGTATATGAGTAATAAAGGACGCAACGTAAACGTAACAGAGTAAATTATATAACACATTATGAATAACGATGAAGCTAAACAAAGAGCCAAAAACTATATGAGTTTGAAGGGTGCGTTAGAGCCTAAGCAGATTAAGTGTTATTGTGGTCATACAAGCTATTGTGATTGTAGTCCATTGGATGAATCCAAGAAAACACCAATTAAATGGCTAATAAAAACATTAGAATCTGACATTCAAATTGATGAATCAAATATGGTTACTATCAAGATTCACGAACACGATTATTTTTACTCAAAGAATATAGCGACACAAATGTTTAAGGAGAGGATAATGAATGCTTGGGCATCAGGTGTTACAAGTGATGATAATATGACGGCAGAACAATATTTTAATGAAACATACGGATAATGGACATAACTCTCTGCAAAGGCATCAACTGCCCAATAAAAGAACAATGTAAGCGATACACATATAAACCTGACTTTCCAATGTACCAATGGTACTTCACGGAATCTCCAATTAAGGATGGTAAATGTGATATGTTTTGGGGAGATGTCGCTGATGAGGTAATGGAACAGTTAAACAAGATAGTAAGAGGTGAGCAGATATAAACAAATGCGCCTACACATCAGTACAATATAGCGAAGAATAAGTGTGTCAGCGTATTGATGGTGTAGTAATTCGATGATGTTAGCGGTTTTAACACTTTCCTACTAACGGAGAAAAAGCGCAGTTGTTTATTACTTTTATATTACATTACATTATTTGTGTTGTAACTTTGCATTACTATGGCAGCACCTAAAGGAAATCAATATGCACTTGGATGTGCAACTGGTAGAGATAAAATATTTAAAACACCTGATGAGTTATTAACTTCATTTTTAGAATATAAGAAAGAAGTTAATGGCAATCCGTGGATAAAACACGAAGCTATTAAATCAGGTGAATTTACAGGTCAATTAATTTCAATACCTTTACAAAGACCATATACTCTTAAAGGTTTTTCGGTCTTTTGCGGTATTAGTTATCAAGGTCTTTTTAACTATGGACATAACGAAAGTTATAATGAATTTTTTGAGGTCTATAATAAAATCGAGACTGAATGTGATGTTCAAAAGTTTGAAGGTGCTTCTGTTGGGGCATTTAATGCCAGTATTATTGCTCGTGATTTAGGGTTAACAGATAAACAAGATATAACCACTCAAGGTGAGAAAATAACTTCTAAAATTGATTTAACCAAATTCACAGATGATGAACTTAGACTTATTGCTGAACTACAACGCAAAAGCGGAGTTAGCTAAAAGGAACTATATTGATTTCGTTAAATATGTTAAGCCTGACTATGAGGCTAATTGGCATCATAATTTACTTTGCGAATATCTTGATAAATTTATAAGAGGTGAGATAAATCGATTGATGGTTTTTATGCCACCTCAACACGGAAAGTCTGAATTAGTTAGTCGCAATTTACCTGCTTACATATTAGGTAAGAACCCTAAATCAAAGATAGTATTAGCTTCATATAGTTCTGATTTGTCTTGCACTTTTAATCGTGACTGCCAAAGGATAATTGATAGTGAGTTA